CCCGCCGCCGCAGCCCATCTTTAGCCACAGCCGCCCCGGCTCTCAGCGCCCGGTGAACCGCCTCATCAACGTCCAGTCCGAGTTTGGCAATGTCTTCCAGGAACGATTCCAGCCCGCTGGTTGAGACTTTTACCCGGGTGACCATCGTTTCACCTTCAGTTCCAGCAGCTCGTGCCGCTCCTGAATATCATCCACCGAGACGATCTCATACAGCACCCCGCCTTTTTCTACTGCGCAGGTTGTATTGATATCGCTCCGGTAGCGGATCGTGACGGTGGCTGCTGATTCTGCGCCCGCCGCCTGGGCGTCCCAGGCTTCCCGTCCGTGGACGTTCACCCATTTGGCCCATACGGTGGCGATGGTGGTGGTGTACTCTTTTTTCTTGAAGCCACCGGCGTCCTCGCCCGTGCTGCGGCTTTTCAGCACCACGCTGGTGCGCATCTCGCCCGGATTCCAGACCCGTCCGTTGATGATCATAGTTCGCTCGGTTTCAGGATGTAAGCCGTGTACCACCTGGCACTCAGGTCATCCGCCGAAAGCTGCTGGATCTGGTCGTCCACGCTGATCACGCTCTCGAATTTCGTGCTCTGGTCGCCGGAGACGCCAATCAGGCCGGTCAGGGTCCGCACGGTATCACCCACCCGCACCCCGCTCAGTGAGACGGCTCCAGCGCCGTTGCGCCCGGCAAACTGCCGGTAGCTCAGCGCAATCGCCTCCAGCTGCGTCAGCGCCGCCCGCAGCCCGCCAGAAAGCACCTGGTTGTCCTGGCCCAATCCACCTGGATTTTCGTACCACTGCACCAGCAGCAGCCTGGCCGCCGCCTTTGCTTCCGGGCGGATCGGACTGTCTGGTGTCCAATCCCGCCCGGTTGCATTGCGCAGATAGGCATCCACCTGCGGCAGCAGCGCCAGCATCACCGCATCGGTCGAAAGCACACGCAGCACATCAGCCGCTTCAGTTGCCGTCAGAACAGTTGCCACAGGGATACTCCGTTAACTCTGGCGGTAAACCAGCGCCACGTACATTTTGGCGCTCAGATCGCCAACAGCAGTCTGCTGGATCTGATCGTTTACCGTTACAACGGCTTCGAAATTGGCGGATTGATCGCCCTTGTCCGCACTGGCAACGCCAGTCACAGACAGGATGATATCCGATGTTTTCAAGCCAGTAGCCGTACACGCACCGGCGCCATTTTTGCCAGCAAAGCTGATGATGTCCAGCTTGATAATCGCCCCGGCCAATCCATGCGGAGTAACCGCGCGATTAGCATCACTGCCAGCCAGCGCTTCGGCATCGGTCGCCAGTTCGACAACCCCAGACCGTGAAGTGGTAGCAGTACAGGCGGCCAGGGAAGCCGGGGTCACGGCCCGCGTGGCATCCGTGCCTGTCTGGGTCTCGGCATCGGTCGCCAGTTCGACCTTGCCAGCCACCGTCGTGCTTGCAGCAGCCACATGGGCAGTAGCGGCGGCGGCCAGGCTCTTGGGGCAAATCACCTTATTATCAAGCGTTCCGGTAATTGCTTCCGCATCGCTGGCAAAGGTTGCCGCGCCATCCACACCAGTGATCGTTGAACCAGCCTCGGCTTCCAGCGTGCCGCCGCTTTCGATGGTCACTTTTCCGCCGCTGGCCACAACCAGTTCTGCGCCTCCGCGCTTATGGAAAACTTTGATTCTTGCCATTGCTCAATTCCATCCTTCCTCTATGGGGCCTGGTTGCCCAGGCCCCGTTGGATTCAACTGCCCCGGATTAGTATTCCAGGGTGAGCAGCGTCATCGCAGACGCATCCATCACCGCTTCGTCCAGGCGGTAGATCGCCCGCACCTCGGTGTTGTTGAGCCGCCAGGCGTCGCCGCCGATGGTGGTCACAGCCATTTCCAGCGCCTGGCGCTTGAACAGCGTCAGCCAGGACTTGCCATCGCCAATGGCCACACGCGCTCGCGCTGGACCGCCCAGGTTGGCCCAGATGCGATCAGCCAGCACAACCACCGGGCGACCGACAATCCGGTAGGATGTCGGGGCGCTGGGGTCGGGCTGCAGGAGCGGGCGTCCCAAACCGTCAAGCTCCTGATCAAGCAGGTCGAGGCCGGTCTGGTTGGTGAAGATGGTCGCACCCGCCGAGATCACCGGGTCCAGGGTCTTGTTGAGCGCCGTCTTGATGGCCGCAAAGCGGTCGTCGCTCGCGCCCACCGCAGTCGGAGTGATCGCATTGACAAAGGTCAGCACACGGCTGGTATTGGTCAGGGCAATCTTTTTGGCGCACCAGCGGGCCAGGTAAGCCTGGATATTGACCGGGGTGTCGGCCAGCAGGTCATTGCTGATCGGCAGGTAGCCGCCGTAGTCCACCACGGTGTAGGTCACCTTGTCGAACTTCGGCTGTTCCATCTCCGCCAGGGTGACGTTCTCGGTAATGGCCGCAAACGCCAGGCTGGCCGCAGCCTGCTCAACCGCCCGCCAGCCGGTGTAGGCCGTGACGGTCTCCACGTTGACATACGGGGCCAGGTCGGGGAACTGCCGCCCAAGCTCGTGGATCATGTTGTCGAAGTCCTGCGGGAGCAGGAAGCCGCCATCTTCGCCAGCCGGGCTGCCGCCCGTCTCGGTCAGGGCGCTCATCAGCACGCTGAAGCGCTCGCTGCTGTGCATCCCGGCGCGAATGGATTTCGGCGATGCTCCGGCCCGGACAGCATCCCAGAACGCAGCCGAATACTGCGGCGTAGCGCGCAGTTCAGTCACCGCCCGCGGTTCCTGGTCGCTGCCCATCAGCACAAACCGGGCAGCCGGGTCAACGCCGCCAGACGTGGCGGACTGCATGGACAGGTAGAGCTGATGGGCTTCAGTCGCGGACGCTTTAGCCTTGTCCAGTTCGGGGCGCAAGGCCAGCGCTTCGTCATTGCGACCAGCATCAAACAACTCATTGATTTGCGCGGCGATGCTCTGAACCCGCGCCTCGGCTGCATTCGCAGCATCAAAATACTTTTTGAGGTTCATGGGGTCTCCTTTCCTTTACCTCAAGCGAGAAGTTTGGCCTCGGCGCGGAGCCGATCAGCCAGTGGATTATTAGCCGGTGCTTCTGCGGTCGGCTGCTCCAGCAGCGCCCGCAAATCCGCCGGTAGATTCCGATAGGTGCGCAGACCATTCAACATGGCTGCGTTCTGGCCAGGTCGCAGCCCGGCCTTGTTCGGATTGGCTGCAATCACCTGGTCAACAAACCCGTATCCCTGCGCCTCAGCTGCAGTCATCCAGGTTTCGTCTGTCATCAGCTTGCCAATCCGCTCAGCCCCCAGGTTGGACCGGCTGGTGTAGGCTGCTACAATCCCATCCTTCACGGTCTTCAGCAGCTCAATGACAGCCTTGAGATCCTCAACGCCGCCAATCGCCACCGTCCAGGGGTCATGGATCATCCAGAACGCCGTGTCCTGCATCAGCACCCGGTCACCAGAGACTGCCACCACCGTGGCCGCACTGGCGCACAGGCCATCAACCCGGCAGGTCACCCGCCCAGGGTAATCAATCAAGATCGCCCGCAGCAGCGAGGCAGCCGTCACATCCCCGCCCGGGCTGTTGATGCGGACCGTCACCGGCCCGCCCTTGCCAATCTGGTACAGGTCATCCTTGAACTTCTTCGGAGTAATGTCGTCCTCGTAGAACGCCCACTCCGAGATGACCCCATCGAACTGGATTTCAGGCTCGCCGCTCTCGCTGGCCGCCGCGTCCATCACCCGCCAGTACGGCTCGCCGGGTTTGGCCGTGCCTTCAAAAATCCGTATCGGCGCCTTGCTTGTATTCATGCTCATGCTTCCTCCTGCATTGGATTGCCATCACCATTCACCTGCATCATGTTGGCCGGGATGTAGTAGCCATCCCCGCCCTCATACGGGTTGAGATCGTCAATCTGGCGGCCCTCATTCGGGGTCAAAACGCCAGACAAAATCCGCTTTTCAATCACTTCGGCTCGGGTCTTTGCATCCGTCCGCAGCAGCACATCCCGGTTGAAGCGCAGGTAGGTGTAGTTCAATTCCTCCTCGCTCAGCCACTTCAGCCCGGCTTCCTGCTCAAACTGCACCAGGTACGGGTCCAGGGTGGTGGACAGGTAATCCAGGTTCTGCTGCTCATTGCTGTTGTAGCTCTGCTTGCCCATGTTCAGCTTGTAGAGCGGCATCCCGAAGAAGTTGGCGATCTGGGTGTCGTTCTGCGTAATCCCTTCCAGGAACTGCATGTCAGTGGGCTTCATCGTGATCGGCTCGAACTTCGTGACCTTGTTATCCATCACCGCCAGCCGGTAGGCATTCGATGAGCCGCTCATGGCTTCCTCGTAAGCCGATCTCACCTTTGCCCGCGCTTCTTTGTTCAGTTCGCTAGACATGTAGATGATTCCAGCCGGGTTCAGCCCCTGCGAGTAGAACTTGCCCTGGGTTTCGTATGCGCCCAGCTGCCGCCCCAGCGCCTCACGGGCATGTTCAATCACGCTGTGGCCCACCAGGCCATCTGTCGCGTTGATCCGCAGGTGCATAATCTCCACGTCTGGCAGGTAATCCACCTGCTGTGGGCTCCAGGTCACCTGGTACCAGACATTGCCGCTGGTGTCATAAACCGGCAGCACCCGGTCAGACCGCAGCACCAGCAGCTCTCGCATCTGCCCAGGGCGGCGTGTCGGCTGCCACACATACGCATTGCCCCAGCAGATCAACCACTGGATGATTGTCTTCTTGAAAACAAACGGCGTCATAAATCGGTTGGGGCGCACTTCCAACAGCCAGGCCAGGTTCTGGTCCCAACTGGTTGGGCGCATTCGCTCAATGCGTCCCGCCACCCGGCTCATAAAGGTTTGCAGGGGCATCTTGGCCACATCATCCGACAGGATGTTGATGCACCGGTCAGCCGTGTGNNTTGAGCATATCGGTCAGCTCAGTCAATGTCATTGGCGTGGATGTGCTCGCCATAATTTTCGGCTTCAACAATCTGGATACAATCATTTCTTGCCCTCCATGCCAATCACAAACCCGAACAGCACCAGTATCACACCGCCGACCAACCAGGTGCCAATCGGCCAGATTGACCAGGTAAATACCATCAGACAGGCGCAGCCGATCAGGATCATCAGGTCGCTGATGATTTCTGCCAGCTTGCCAGTTTT